CACAAGATTAAAGCTGCACTAGGTAATGAGGATAGCAAGCTGTATGTAACAGCTGCAGATGACTCATTTTCTACTAACCCAGCATTTAACCCAACTCAGTACCTATCTGAGTTTCCAACTAACACACGCTTTGGCACACCTGCTATAGATGCGTGTAGCCGTGGTATTTTGCCAGCTAGCGGTATGACTATTAACGTACCGTCTCTTGTAACAAGTGCAGGCGGTCAGTCAGGCGTTGCACCTGTAGTAACTGTTGAGGCTGAGGCTGGCGCAGTACAAAATACAGGTATGGTTACTGAATACTTATCGGGCACCATTAACAAGTACAGCGGTATGAACACTATTAGCGTAGAGCTATTAGAGCGCTCAGATCCTAATTTTTATGCAGAGTTAACTACACAACTACAAAATGCGTATCTAAAAACTTTGGATACAACCGTTTTGGCAGCCCTTGTGACAGCTGGAACAGTAGCTACTACTGCACAAGCTGCTACATCTGCAGGCATTATTGGTTATACATCTGAGGCCGCACGTCTTGTTTACGAGGCAACTGGATACTTTGCTAATAACTACATAGCCAACGGTAGCCAATGGCAATTATTGCTCGGCGCATCGGACAGTACTGGCCGCCCTATTTATTCAGCTAGCCAGCCAATGAACGCAGGCGGTCTTGTACAGCCTGGCAGTATCCGCGGTAACGTACTAGGTCTAGATCTATACGTTGACAAAAACTTTGCGGCTACTACAACTGTGGATGACTCAGCAATTATTCTTGCGCCTGAGGCATTTACTGTTTACCAATCACCACAGGCTTATATGTCAGTTAACGTTGTATCTAACCTACAGGTACAGGTTGCTATCTATGGCTATATGGCAACTATTGCCAAAATGCCTAAGGGTATTATCCGTTACAACTTTACCTAATAAAACCCACTAATAGTTTGGTAGGCCTCTTAGCCCTTTGAGGCTTACCAAACCTAAGTAAGATAGGAGTACAAAAATGCCAGCCACGTATGTAACAGCTGCTACCTTGAAGGCTAGCCTGGGCGTTGGCACTTTGTATGACTCTTACACCTGGATAGAGGACACCTGCCAAGCCGCACAAGATTTAATAAACGGCTTTTTATGGTTTGATAGCGCGCCCGTAGTCGGTACCGCGTTGGTGTCTAATGTCGCTACAGTTATGGTTGCCAACCCTGGCATCTTTACTACGGGCCAATCAGTAACTATTGCTGGGGCTGGTTCAACCTTTAACGGTACTTACACAATTACGGGCACAATTCCATTTAGCACAGGCACAGCTAATATCTTGCCTGCGTTTAATATGCAGCTTAACTATTGGCAATTCCCACAGGGCTATAGCTTTATCCAATATGCAAAAGTAGCAGCTGACCAAAACTTTAGGCGCGTACTGCCTTACGGCACTATGACAGGTGATGATACAAAAACGGCTACCTACGCCAATACCCCAGCTATTAACGCTGCAGCTTTAATGCTGGCAGAAAATATATGGACATCTAGATTTAGCACACAAAACGGGGGCACTAGCGTGGACGGCTATAGCCCTAGCCCGTTCAAAATGTCTAATACGCTTATGGCATCTGTAAGAGGCCTTTTAGCCCCGTATCTTTCACCCGCAAGTATGGTCGGCTAATGCCTGCAGCTATAACTACTTTACGTACAACCGTAGCCACAGCGTTAACAAACGTAGGCGTATGGAGTACTTTTGCTTACCCGCCTAGCACAATCTTGGCTAATAGTGTCGTGGTTGCCCCAGCAGATCCATACATAAGCCCTAGCAATAATTCTTATGCTGGCATCTCACCTATGGTAAACCTAAAGGTCATTATGACGGTGCCAATGTTTTCAAACGAGGGCAATTTACAAGGCATTGAGGACACCATAGTAGCTGTGTTTAATAAACTAGCTGCTAGCTCAATCGTATTTAATGTTACCGCTGTATCTGCACCTAGCGTTTTAAGTGTTGCTAGCGGTGATTTATTAACTGCAGATTTACAATTATCCATACTTAGCAGCTGGACATAGGAGATATAAATGGCACTTACAGATGAAGAAAAAGCGTTTTTAATCAAAATTGGCCAAGAGCTGCCAGTAGAGGTTAAAGAGACAAAAACAAAAGACACACCTACCGAGAAAATAGGAGAATAGCCCAATGGCAATTTATCTATCCAATACCGTAGTGGCTACTCTTAACTCAGTAGTCCTATCAGATCACGTTACAAGCGCAACTATTAACCGTGCCTTTGACGAGCTAGAGGTTACAGCTATGGGCGATACAGCGCATAAGTTTGTTAAGGGCCTAGAGGCCAGCACTATCACTCTAGACTTTTTAAGCGATACAGCTGCAGCAAACGTAAACGCTACTTTGCAAGCTGCCTGGGGTACAACAGTACCGCTAACACTTAAGCAGACAAGCGCAGCAGTATCAGCAACTAACCCGCTATATAGCACTACTGTTTTGGTCAATAACACCACAGACATTAACGGCGCTGTAGCAGATATTGCTACTCAAAGCATTACTTTCACCTGTAATTCACCAATCGTAATTACAACTAGCTGAGAATAAAGAAAAGGGGCTAACACAATGGCAAGACTCAAAATAACAAGGGCAGACGGCAGCGTATCGGATCATCAGATTACGCCACGTATTGAGTACGCCTTTGAGTTATATGCAAAAAAAGGCTTTCACAAAGCTTTTAGAGATGATGAAAAGCAGAGCGATGTGTACTGGCTAGCCTGGGAGTGTTTACGCACAAGCGGGCAAACCGTACCAATGTTTGGGGCAGAGTTTTTAGAAACCTTAGCTAAGGTTGAGGTACTAGATGATGACCCTTTGGGGTAGTGGGGCGCGGTAGCTTTGGTTACCTCATAGCGCAGCTAGCCGTGGAGACGGGTATCGCGCCTCAGTACTTACTAGACCTTGATGCAATTATGTTTAAGAATATGCTCAAAGTTATAAACGATAGATCTAAGGAGCTACAAAATGCCAACAGAGCTAGAGGGAGCCGTACAGCTCCGCGTAGCCCTTAAGCGTTTTGCACCCGACCTATCTAAAGAGACTCAGACAGAAATGGCGGCAGCGTTAAAAACTGTTACCACAGTAGCTAGAGGTTACGTGCCTAATGACGGTCAGGTTTTATCAGGCTGGACTAAAAACTTATCAGGTGCCGAAAACCTTGTTTACCGTCCATTCCCAAAGTTTAATTCAGCCGCGGCTAAAGCTGGGATTACTTACTCAACCTCACCCTCTAAGCCTAATAAAAACGGTTTTGTAGCTTTAGCTCGTATTCTTAATAAATCTGCAGCTGGGGCTATTTATGAAACAGCTGGCCGTGCCAATGCGCAAGGTCAACCAACTTACAAACCTGCAAGCGTGGTTTATCGCACAGGAGACGGCCCAGGAGATTTTACAATTAGGTATTATCAAGAAAAAGATAACTCTCAGCGTAAAGGCTTTAATAACTCGCTTAACCCTAATGCGGGTAAGCAGTTTATAGATAACCTTAACAGTACGGGTCAGCTGGTCAACGCTCGCCCTAAGGGTTTAGTAGGTAGTCCTGGGCGTAAATTAACTGGACGTTTAATCTTTAGAGCCTGGGCCGAGGATAACGGACGGGCTAACTCAGCTGTTATTAAGGCGTTAGAAAATGCCTCAAAAATGTTTTATGAGCATACAAGGAGAGCTGCCTAATGGCTACAGATCTAGTAGTAAATATAGCCAGTCAATTCTTAGGTAAAAAGGCTTTTTCAGATGCTGACAAAGCAACTAAAAAACTTACAGGTAGCGTTAAAAGTCTAGGGCGTACTTTAGGCGTAAGTCTTAGCGCTGCCGCAGTTTTGGCCTACGGCAAAGCATCTGTAAAGGCAGCTAGTGAGGATATTAAAGCTCAAAGATTATTGGCCAATACCTTAAAAAATGTTGGCTTAGCTTATGCTGCCGTTGATGCTGAGGGTTTTATATCCAAAATGCAAAGCCAAACGGGTGTACTAGATGACCAACTACGCCCAGCGTTTGCACAGTTAGCATCTGTTACTGGCTCAGTAGCCAAAACTGAAAATCTTTTAGGTCTTGCTTTTGATGTATCTAGCGGCAGCGGCTTAGATTACGCCTCAACTATTGACATATTGAGCCAGGCTTATGTTGGTAACACAAAAGGATTAAAGCAACTTAATTTAGGACTTACTCAGGCAGAGATTAAAGCTATGTCCTTTGATGATCTTATTGCTTTACTCACTAATCGTTTTGCTGGCTCAGGTAAAGCAGCTCTAGATACTTACATAGGGCAGATGTCTTTGCTTACAGCAGCCTCATCTAATGCCTCAGAGATTATTGGCGTAAGCCTGCTCGGCGCTATTGACTCATTAACGGGTAGTGACGGTATAGCAAACGTAGGCACAGATATAGAAAACGCCGCAAAGTCTTTATCTAACTTTATAGATAGCGTTGTATATCTTAAAGAGCAGATAGCTAGTATCCCAGGGGCAGGTATAGTTAAAGGCGCTTTTGGTTTGGTTGGCAACGTATTAGGCCGTTTTAGCCCACAACGAGCAGCTGAATTACTTAAAGAGATTAAAGGCCCACAGCCTTTTAGCCAGCCAATGACTTTAGCTAATCAAGATACAGGTAGGGCAAACCTTGCAGCTCAAAAGGCAGCAGAGTTAGCGGCTATCAAGCGTAATAAAGAGCTAGCAGCTTTAGCTAAGTCTCAGGCTAAAAGCGCAGCAGCAACTCTTAAATCAAAAAAGGAGCAGGCAGCTTTAGATAAAGCTACTGCGGCAGGTCAGTTAGCATTAAACAAGGGTGCAGACGTTTTTGATATTGAGAAAATCCAACTTAACGCAGCTTTAATCGGCCAGGCTGAGGCGCTAAGTAAGGCTACAACTGGGGCACAGATACTAGCTATTACTAATGACGTGCAGCGCCTAAAAATTAAGCAAGATATGTTGGCCCTAGAAGATGCGATAGCATCTAAAGATGTAGCCCGCATAGAGTCAGCCACAAAGCAATTAAACGAGGACTTAAAAATACTAGGTACCTTACAAAGCCAAAACTTTACTTTGCTAGGTATTAAAACAGTTTTGGATAACCTAAAACCTAAAGAGCTTATAGATCAAGAAAATCTAAATATGGCTTTAGATAAAATACGAGAGATGCTTAAGCTTTTGGCACAGGCAGGAGCGACACCTAGCACTAAACAAAAATCAGGTATCCCTACAGGCGATTATGTAGCACCTGTAGTTTTTGACCCTAACACGTCTATAGATGCAGTTATAGAGTATGCCGATGCTGCAACCGAACGAGCTACAGCTTTTGCTATATTACAAGAGCAAGAAAACTACGCAGCTTATTTAGACCTTATTGAGTTTCAAAGAAAACTAGGAGACTTTGGGGGCTATAGCTCCAATATGAACAGCGGTGCAGGGTATGGCTCGGGCAAGGTAACCGTAGAGATTATAGACAAGACAAGCGGACTCATTGAGGTAGTACAAACCGCAGTACAAGAAAATAACAGGTTTGGCAATAACCTTAATTTTGCTGGGGCATTATGACAGTACCTGTAATTAACGCTGTTATTAACTTTAGTACTGGGCCTAGCTTTGCTCAGGCGATGATCTTAGACAGCGGCATATTAGGCACCAATATCCTGGCAGATGCAGCTAGCGTCATTGTGGACGTATCAGACGTAGTAGATAGTATTGAGACAAAACGCGGGCGTAACCCTCAGGCTGACCAATTCCAAACTGGTAGCCTGACTATGCGTATCGTTGACCAAAACGGCGATTTTAACCCTCAAAACCCAGCTAGCCCATATTACAATTTATTAACTCCAATGCGTAAGGTACAGATTACGGCTACATATGGTGCAACTACTTACCCGATTTTTGCTGGCTTTATTACTAGCTATACAACTACTACACCTAAAAACGCTAATGACGTGGTTTATACCACTATTACAGCTGTAGATGCTTTTAGACTCGCTCAAAATGCACAGATAAGTACGGTGGCAGGTACCTCAGCGGGCCAGCTCAGCGGTGCAAGAATAAATAACCTACTAGATGCTATTTCTTGGCCAACCTCTATGCGTGACGTGGATGCAGGCCTAACTACTATGCAGGCAGACCCAGGCACAGCTCGCACAAGCCTTGCTGCTATGCAGACTGTAGAGACTAGCGAATACGGGGCATTGTATGTAGATGCTGCTGGCTCGTTTGTCTTTCAAGATCGTGCAGTAACAGCTGGCAGTAGTGGCCTTGCACCTGTGGTATTTAACGATAACGGCACAGGTATTGGTTACTTTAACGCGGTGTGGCGGCTTGACGATACCTTAGTTTATAACTCGGCCAGCATTACCCGCACAGGGGGCACGGCTCAAACGGCCATAAACCAAACTAGCATAGATAAGTATTTTGCTCATAGTTACAACCAACAAAACCTACTAATGCAAACCGATGCCGTAGCCCTGGACTATGCCCGTGCATACGTTGCCTCTAGGGCTGAGACTAGTATCCGATGCGATGCTATTCAGCTAGACCTTTATACCGATAATTACACAGCTGGCACCGTTGCAGCTCTAGGCCTGGATTACTTTGACCCTGTAACTATTACAACTAATCAGCCAGGTGGGTCAACTCTTACTAAGACTTTGCAGGTGTTTGGCGTTGCTCAAAGCATTACGCCTAATAGCTGGAAGACAACACTTACCACTTTAGAGCCGATTATTGACGGCTTTATATTAGACTCATCCATATACGGTTTGCTTGACAGCGGCGTATTAAGTTATTAAGGAGCTAGGACTATGGCAGCTGGATTAGGTTTTAAGACCTTTACTACTGGCGAGGTACTTACGGCAGCTGACACTAACGGCTACCTAATGCAAGGTATTTTAGTTTTTGCATCATCTGCAGCTAGATCTAGTGCAGTTACCTCACCACAAGAGGGGCAATACTCTTACCTCAAAGACACTAATGCCCTGGAGTATTATGACGGTGCAGCGTGGGTAGGCGCACCTGTTGGTGATATTACAGCCGTTACAGCTGGTAAAGGTTTAACAGGTGGTGGCAGCTCAGGGGATGTAACTGTATCGCTTGGCACTACTGCCAAAGGTGATCTAGTAGCTGGCACAGGTACAACTACCGCAGCTGCATTAACTGTAGGCAATAACGGCGAAACTCTCGTAGCAGATAGTTCCACGTCAACAGGCTTGCGCTATCAGGCTGCGCCGTCAATCAACTATGTCATCAACGGCGGTTTTGACATTTGGCAGCGCGGAACATCTATTGCTGCAACTGCTTCGGCTACTTATTGCACGGACAGATTTCAAATCTTACGCGCTGGAGGTGTGCTTGGTGCCACAGTTACTCGCCAAGCATCAGGCAACACATCTTTTGAATACGCATCAAGAGTGCAACGAGATTCAGCAAACACAAGCACCGCCGTGGTTTATCTTGGTAATTCTATGGAATCAAGCCAAACTATTCCGCTTGCTGGTCAAACAGTAGTCTTTTCATTTTGGGCAAGAAAAGGCGCAAACTATTCAAGTGCATCAGATGTGCTTTCACTTACTCTTTCAAGCGGAACTGGTACAAATCAAAATGTGTTTTCAGGTTTAACTGGTCAAGCAACAGTGGCATCAACAAACGCCACACTTACAACATCTTGGCAACGCTTTAATTGCACAGGAACAGTTTCATCAAGTGCAACTCAATTAGCGTTTTACTTTAATTACACACCAGTAGGTACGGCAGGGGCTAACGATTACTTTGAGGTATCGGGTGTGAAATTAGAACTTGGTTCAGTACCGACTGCGTTTTCACGCGCTGGCGGAACAATCCAAGGAGAATTAGCCGCTTGCCAGAGGTATTACTACCGCAATAGCGCGACTACCAATAACACCACAATGGGCTGGGGCTTTGCCTCATCATCAACTAATGTAATGGGAATTATACAATTTCCTGTAATGATGCGAACAGCACCAACATCAATAGATTTCTCAACAATTCAATGTAACGACTCTACAACTGGTACGGCTGTTTCTGCCGTTGCATTTAGTGGTGTTGAGTATGGCACTCTATTGGCAACAGTTAATTTTACAACTAGCGGTATGACTACTTATAGACCAACAAAAATCATCTCCAATGGCAGCACAGCGGGCTATCTTGGATTTAGTGCGGAGTTATAAAAATGGATAATGTGACTTTCATAACAGACTTAGACGGCAACGAACACGCCATAATTGACCACGGCAATGAGCAATTTACCTCAATGACCAAAGCCGAATACAACCGCCGACAAGCGGAACAATCCACACCAATCGTTACAGATGCAGACTAGCTACAACGGCTGGCCAGCATCTAAGGATCAGGCTGACATAGGCGTTAAGCCTTTTAAGGTAGAGAGTACAAGCCTTAAAATCCGCTGCGCCGAAAAGGTAGCGCCGTTGCTTATTAACTTTGCTAAAGAGTTTAACGAGCTAATAGAGCCAATAGAGGGCGGGGCGCTAGATGATTGGGGCTACTGCTACAGAGACGTAAGAGGTGTGCCAGGTAAATTAAGTAATCACAGTAGCGGCACAGCCATAGACCTGAACGCGACTAAACACCCTTTAGGCAAGGTAGGCACGTTCGATGCAGCTAAAGTACCTATGATCCGTGCCCTAGCTAAAAAATACGGGCTAACCTGGGGCGGGGATTGGGCTAGAAAAGATGAAATGCACTTTGAGATAAGTATTGGCCCTGCAAAGGTTGCAGAGTTATTAAATAAATTAGGGCTAGAAAAGAGCAAAAATGAGTGATATACAGCAAGCTAATATACCTGCAAGCACGGTAACCCTTTTAGCCTCAGGCGCTCGTACTACTACAGCGGCAGGCACAGCGGTTACAGGTTTTGCAGCTGCAAGGCAGTTAGTCCTACAACTACAGGTAACTGCAGCTAGTGGCACAGCCCCTACCCTTGATGTGGTTGTGCAAGATACAACAGACGGCACAAACTACAACACCATAGCTACCTTTACACAAAAAACAGCGGCAGCACGTGAGGTTATCAGACTCACAACACCTTTTACAGATAACCTAAGAGTGAGTTACGAAATTGGTGGAGTAACACCGTCTTTTACTTTTAACGTTATTACCTGGGCGGACTCAAATTGAGCGCGCAACTAAAGGCAGCGGCCTTATCTTACCTACGTGCAGCTCTATCTTGTGTTGGTGCGCTGTATCTTTCAGGCATCTCAGACCCTAAAGTACTAGCTAATGCTTTTCTAGCTGGGCTAATCGGGCCTTTGCTTAAAGCTTTAGCACCTAATGAAAAGCAACTAGGAATAGGCGCTAAGTAAATGTCACAAGCCCAGGCATATGTAGCTATGGCGTTGGGGATCGCCACGCTTGGGGGCCTTATGGCTGGGCTTGTACGTCACTTAGTTAAGTACTACCTATCTGAGCTACGCCAGGACGGGAACGGCGGGCATAACCTTGTAGGGAGAGTGGAACGTATAGAGCTGCGTGTTGATCGTATATATGAGATGTTGCTAGAGGACAGACTTAATAAGTAGGGCGTGTCGCGTTGCCTTTTGTCGGTGGGTAGGTTCATACTTTAACTACACGCTGAGAGGGCTACTCGGTTAGTAGCTTTATCGGCCTTAACAAAGGGCGAAAGATGAACAGTTTAGACTTTATAGTAATAGCGATGCTGGCGAGTATCG